AGCGTCTGTCCCGCTGGTCAATGGAAACATTGGTGCAGCCAATATCGTGCCCGGGTCGGTGTCATTTGTGGTGACTATCAGATCGACTTACAGCGCACCAAAGGGCTGGACGCTTAATTTTTACAATCGGACAGACCCGGTACGTATTGGCGATGATGGTGTAGGTGGCTTGCGCTACCAAGATTCTGGTAATGGTTTCTTTGTAAGTTGCGGCACTATCAACTACAGCACTGGAGCCATTAACGTTAACATGACCCCGAGCGTGTTGCACGACGACCGCCTTGGTCCACTGCTCACATTCCTATCACTTGCGGGCACATATACACAGCGCAATTGGAATGCCCTTAGTGGCAGTATTCGCAGTGCTGAAATTACGTCCACCACAGCTAACGTAACCTATAGCAGCACGCTCCCAGGGGCAGACTCTGTAACAGCCACGGTGTCACAATACTTGGCTCGCACGATGATGGTTCCAAACTACACACTTAAAGGTGTTGGTTTCTCATTGGGCAGTACGCGCTACCAACAGCTGACCGACGGCACGCTACTGAAAGATATCAACCCAACCAATGGTGGCGGGACACCAGCAGGTAGCGTATCTGCCCCATTGGGGGCGGTATTTATTAACAGTTGGCCAACAGGCGCTAGCTCTACGCTGACAGATTGGCGTGGCCTTATTGCCCCGCCAAGCGTGGGTGCAGAGGCACCTTTTACAACGCCTAGCAGCGTCTTTCGCACTGCCAGTAGCCCACTACGCCCGGCCAGCCTTAGCGTGTTGGGTGTGATGCAGGACGGCACTGCGTTTAACGTGACCGCTGACGGCAATGGCAAGATCAACGGCACGCGGGTCAAGGGCCGGGTGGACTACCAATACGGGTTGGTCGAGTTGTACTTTGTTAACCCCAATGGCGATGTGGGCCTGAATATTGACCTTAGCTTTTTAAATATTGCTGGCCTTACCACCATCCCCACTGACCTGGTTATGCTCAACAGCTTGCGTTATAACGCAGTGGCGTTCAGCTACCTGCCACTGGATGCAAACCTGCTCGGCATTGACCCCGTGCGCTTACCAAGTGATGGCCGCGTGCCCATTTTTAGAGCAGGAGGCTTTGCTGTAGCAGGGCACACGGGCAAGATTATTGCCACGGTCAGCAACGCACAGACCATTAATGCAGGTCGCGTTCGCCTAAGCCGGGTGCGCGTGGTGGGCTTCGATGGCAACGTGATCAACACCGGCTACACCGCAGACCTTGATGCCGGCACAGTGACGTTTAACAACGTCGCAGGCTACAGCCAACCCGTGACCATTGAACACCGCATTGAAGATATGGGCGTGGTGCGAGAGGCACAAATAAGCGGCGAAGTAACATTTACCCGCGCCTTGACGCATGACTACCCGCTGGGCAGCTTTTTGAGCAGCGCATTGGTGGCGGGTGACTTGAAAGCCCGTGTAAGCACCTTGTTTGACCAAACCACCTGGACAAATGTGTGGAGCGACTCGCTGATAGGCAACACAGCAACAGGCACTTACAACGACGTGCTAGCCCCTATTGCTGTGACCAACATCGGCGCGCAAACTGAGCGTTGGGCGCTGATTTTCACCAACACCACCACGTTCAACATTGTGGGTGAGCATGTGGGCGTGATCGGCACAGGTAATGTCAACGAGGAGCAAGCCCCACTTAATCCAGCCACCAATGCGCCATATTTCACCATCCCCGTGCTAGGTTGGGGCATTGGCTGGAGCACCGGCAACGTGCTGCGCTTTAACACCGTGGGCGCAATGGCTCCTGTGTGGGTGGTGCGCACGATTCAGCAGGGGCCAAATACAGGCACTAACCATTCATTCACCATTTTGTCACGCGGCGACGTTGACCGACCATAACCAATTTTTCAAGGAGCCCGCATGAGCACTTCCGTTAAATTCTTCAACTCAGACATGCCTGGTGCGCCACAGTGCAGCGGCACAGCCGGAGCCATGCTGTCCGTGCTGGACGCTTGCCTGGTCACGGGCTTTGGCCTGCAAACCGCCGCCAGCACCAGCATTGCTACAGGCGTTTGCACCTTGACCCTGCCCACGACACCCGCCATGCAAGTTGGTAGTGTGGCGCTGGTTGCAGGCGCTACCCCGGCTAGCCTAAATGGTGAGCAGCGCGTGACTGCCATTACCGCCAACACCGTCAGCTTTGCCACAGCAGAACCAGACGGCGCGCCAACGGGCACAATCACCATAAAACTAGCCCCGGCGGGCTGGCTCAAGCCGTTTTCAGGCACCAATACCGCTGCATACAAGATCGACCCGGCGCTGCACCCGGACGGCACAGGCATTTTTCTGAAGGTGGACGACACCACTACGTTCAACGCCCGTATCTGGGGCTATGAAACTTTGAGTGACATCAGCACAGGCACAGGTGAATTCCCGACGACTGCACAGAAAACGCTGTATGTGTTTAAAAGCGAAGCCGCCAATGCCGTAGCTAAACCATGGCTGGTGGTGTGTGACGACCGAATGGTGTATGTGGGGGTTCGGCACTACAACACAGATAACAACAGCTACGCCCCATCGTGGTGGTGCTTTGGCGAATTTGCCAGCAAGAAAACCGCTGACCCGTATCGGTTTGTGGTGTCTGGTAATTACCCAAACACCAACTCAACTACTCCAGATCAATCCCGGTCTATTGCAAGCACAACCAATACAGAATTCAGCTACTTAGCCCGTAGCTACACTGCGCTCGGTGGTGGCGTAAAAAGCGTTAACGCAACTTGGCCTTCAAGCTATGGTGGCAGTGGTAGTGGCGTTGCTCCGCTGGCCTACCCCAACGGCGCGGATTACGGCTTGTACCTAAGCCCTGCTGACATCATGGAGCAAGGCTCACCTCAAACCCTGCGCGGCAGGTTGCCAGGTATGCTGATGATTCCGCACCGGCTTTTGCGCAAAATCTGTCCAGATGCCAAAACAGCTTACCTTGACAGCGCAGTCCCAGGCTACCCAGGCCGCACCATTGGCTTCATGCCATGCGCTTACTACAACTCCGGGTGGGGTGTCGTAGCCTTTGACCTCACCGGCCCGTGGGAACATTAAGATGGCGCTGCTCGCGGGGGATGGCACACCCATAGCCATTCAGCCCCTTACCCCCTATGGCCCACCACTTGCCAAATACAACCCGGCCATTGGCAAGCCCGTAATGCAGGCAATTACCCCCGACTTGACCGACCGCTTGCCCTATGGCATCCCTAACACGCCGATTGTGAACAACGTCAACCCGTGGGAATTCAAAGGCCGTGGGCGCATCACAGGAACTGTCAAAAACACGCCAAACACCCCGGTTTACCGCTTGTTGCGCCTGTACCGAGAGCCGGGTGGCTTGCTGGTGAAAAGCGTGTGGAGCGACCCGGTAACAGGTGAATACACCTTTGACGGTATCTCGGTTGACTACCGCTATACCGTAGTCAGCTACGACCACACCGAAGCCTTCCGCGCAGTCATTGCTGACCGCGTGTTACCAGAGGCTATCCCATGACCTTTGCAATTTCTGATGCACACAATGCCGCCCGGCTAGAAGGTACGCGCGCCTTTGCTGATACAGGCGTGCAAAACAGCCGCATCATGCTTTACACCAGCACGCAGCCTGCGCTCGGCGCTGACCCTGGTGGTGCGCCGCTGGTTACGCTGTTGCTGGCCAAGCCGTGCGGCACGGTCACAGGCAACGCCTTAACGCTGGCGCAAGCTGATTTAGGTGGTGACCTGATCATGGACACGGGCTCTGTGGTGTGGGCGCGCTGGGTGAATGGCGATGATGCACTGGTGGCGGATGGCACTGTGTCCGATAGTGCGGGCACAGGTGATATTAAGCTGGCTGGTACAACAGGCACATTGCTTTACGCTGGGGCCCGCGCTTTGTTGGGCAGTGCCGTACTGAGCTAAGTCATGGCTTTGACTGATCTCGTTTTTGCCCTTGCCCAGGCACCTGACGCCGACTTGGTTTTTGGTGGGGTAACGCGCATCACGGATTTGGTTTTTGCTCAGCCTTCGGCTACTCATCCGACTGATCTTGTTTTTGGTGGCGATGCCAGAGAGGTTCACACAGATGCTACTTTTGACATTTCAGCCACACTTCCTGCGCTACAAGGTACTTTGTCTGTGGCGCTTGGCGTTCGCATGGTGCTGGCTGGGTTATTACCCGGTTTGTCTGGTGGACTTGCTGTAATACACGACAACCAGACGCAGCGCCCAACAGTAGCCCACTGTCAAACATTCGCCCAAGTGGCTGCCCCCGCTGAATCTGGCCTGACCCAGCCGCAGCAGCATGCCCAACCCGCCAGATCAGGCGTGCAGCATCAGGCGCTTGAAGCGGTTTACGCCCATGTTGGTAATACACCCACGTTTGCCACGGCATTACCAGCCAACACGCTTACCAATTCACAGTTTCAGGATGGCACGCAAGCCAGCGCTCGACTACTTGGTCAATGGCAAGATGGCAACCCAGAGCCTCGCGTAGATTTAAATAGCCCGTTTAAGGATGGCACACCGGCTCGCAGCCGCTTGCATGGCCGTTTTGAAGACGGGCTGCATGACCGCCGCCATAGCCACACTGACCGTTGGCAAGAATCTGCTACGCATCGCAAAGGTTATACCGGGCGGGCGGGGCCAGCTCAAGCCCGTCCGCTGTACCGAGACAGCCGTTTTCAAAACGCATGGGTTCCACGACCAGGCCAATATGTGCGGCCAACCATCCCGGTTACGCCTTCACCTTATTTTGGCCCAGCGTTGGTTTTTGCCTGCCCACCGTTGGAATTGCCGAATTTGGTGTTTGGCCGTATGCAATGCGCATCAGCCTTACTTGGTGGCGCACCCCTTTATATTTTGCCAGCGAGGTACTACATGACTGCACATACCGTCATCGCCCATAGGTTGCCTGATATGGCAGACATCCCCATTTACGCTGCCACGGTTTCTGCAGATACGGGGAGCTATTGCTGGAGCTTGTCAGCCAATGGCCCATCTAGCTTGTTTGATCTGCTTGCACCAGTGGCTGGTTTGCCGGCACAATTACAGGTCACGCTTGACGGTATTCCGTTTGTGTTTGCCGTGGATGCACTTAGCCGCAGTGCTGCCTTTGGACAGACTGGTGTGTTAATTCAGGGGCGTAGCGTTACCGCGCTTATTGGTGCGCCTTACATGGTGTCGCAGTCACGCATTGAGCCGCTAGACCGCACTGCGCAACAACTTGCACTTAATGCGCTTGACTTGACTGGAATTGATTTGGATTGGGGTATAGGCGCGGGTGCTCTTGCTAATGGCGGTTTGGTGGATTGGTTTGTCCCTGCTGGTGCTTACAGCCGCCAAGGTACGCCACTTGAGTCCGTTATTCGTATTGCTCAAGCCGCCGGCGGTTATTTGCAAAGTCACCGTAGCGCAGCTACTTTGCTGGTACGTCACCCTTACGGCATGCGTACAGGTGATGTGTCAGGCGCGCCTTGGGATTGGTCGCTGGGTGCTGCAGACGTTGAGCTGGCTCAAGATGCCATTATTACCGAGGCAATTGAGCGAAAAGACGGGGCAGATATAAATGCTGTTTACGTCTCAGGCACTAGCGCTGGGGTGTTGGCACTTGTTAAGCGCGCAGGTACTGCAGGCGATAAGTTGGCATCGATGGTGGCTGATTCGCTGATTACTCATACTGATGCAGCAAGACAGCGTGGCCTGGCTGTGCTGGGTGCTGCGGGTAACAAATACAACGTGCGCCTGGACTTGCCTGTTCTCACAGGCGCAGGTCAGCCGGGTGTGCTTGATGTTGGTCAACTGGTACAAGTCAACGCACCAACCCCATGGCGTGGCCGGGTGCGTGCAGTGTCGGTCAATGCGACTTACCCGTCATTGCGTCAATCAGTCACTTTAGAGAGGCATTTGGCATGACAACCAACCTTTACCGAGCATTGCTGGAGTTGCTGCCTGACGCTCCATTGCAAGTGGCTACCGTGACCAGTGTTAACGCCGCCACAGGTACTAGCACTATCACATGGGCAGGTGGGCAGCAGCAAACTGTGCGGGGCTCAAGCGTGGCAGCTGGGGCGCTGGCTTTTGTGCGAGACGGGTTGATAGAGGGTGCTGCGCCTGAGTTGACGTTTTTGACGATTGAGGTTTAAAAAGTTGCTGGCATGCAATTTTTTAGCTGATTAGCCCACGCCTGTCTTGCTTGCTACTGTTAATTCGGTGCTTTTCTCAATACGTCTTAACAGCTTTCTCTGGGCTAACCTCTGTGCAAAATAAATTGCAAATCTGTGCAAAATAAATCGCGTCTGTACACCAGGCTGAGTTCGGGCG